TCATTCGTGTGATATAGCTCGTGGTCATGTTCATGTTAGAAGTGCTCAAGATCCAATTAATGTATCATACGAGAAAACAGCAGCAAAGTCTGAAACATACAAATCTCTTTTAGACACTACTGAATTGGGTGGCGAGACCGCGCAACATATGGCTGGACAAAATAGAGTAATGGACCTCTTGAAAGAGTTGGAAATTGCTAGAAAAGAAAATCCATATGATGCACCTGTATCAGCAGACAACAAGAAATCATAACCATTGGGAGAAAAATGATGGATATTAAAAAAATTCTAAAACACATCGATGGTGTTGAAGGCAAACAACAAAGACATATACAACTAAACGAAGCTGCTTCAATGATAATCAATGGCGACAATGCTGACGACGTTGGTATAATATTGGACAGAATCAAAGGCGTCACTGCACCAGCTGCCCCAGCACCACAGGGTAATAGCATGAGGGGCGACATGGATAAATTCATCTCAGCAATGGGGCCACGTGAACCGGGCCCGTCAATTGACATGGGCATGGACAAACCAGATGCAGGTATGCCAAGCCCCGCAGGCGACGACATGGATTCAGACATGGATGCAGATTCAGAGTTGGACATGGATTCAGAGTTGGACATGGGCGATGAAGAAGAAACCGACGAATGGGCTAACGAACCAGACGAGGATTACAAAGACACTGAGTTTATGACAAAAGACTTATCAGGTGGTATTAACCGCCAAAAGAAAATGTTCCCCAAAGCACAAGATGGTGACAATGCTATGACGGTTGAGTCAATCAAGGCCCGCCTACTTAAAGCATTGGCTGAAGCAAATACAAAACCTGACTTCCTAGACAAGGACAAAGACGGAAACAAAAAAGAGCCGTTTAAAAAGGCAGTTGCTGACAGTAAGAAGAAAAAGGTCAAAGAAGCCGCAAAACCTGACTTCCTAGACAAGGACAAAGACGGAAACAAAAAAGAGCCGTTTAAAAAGGCAGTAGCAGACGCCAAAAAAGGTAAAGTTCCTCCTCAGTTCACAAAAAAAAAGTAAAAACTGACGAAAATAAATGGACGCAAACCAATCGTCACCAACCAGAAAAACCAGAATTAATTGATCCAGATGAGTGGCGGGCCCAACCAGGGCGCCGCCACAATCATTATAAAACGCTCACAGATGGCAACTATGAATATTTAATGGACTTATATTTAGATGGCATGTCTGTTAAAGATATTCACAGATGGCTAGAAAACAGAGGTCCTTACATAGTCACTCAATTCCTAGTGCCGTATAGAATAAAACAGCGGTATGGGAACCTGAAGTTTAAGATGATGCAACATGATCCAAGCAATAGAAGAAAAATTGCGAAGATGTAAAAACCAATGGCGCCTTACAGACGCCATTGTTCTAACTAAATACTATACCTTTTGGAGTAAATTATGACTAAATCACTAGACGGTGTTATCACAAAGCGTGCTAACCAAGTAGAAACATACACGTCTGAGCAAATCGACGAGTTAATAAAATGTATGACACCGGGCGATGGGTATATGTATTTCATGAGAAATTACTTTCATATACAACATCCAGTTAGAGGCAAGATACTGTTTGACCCATTTGGTTATCAAGTAGATCTTATAGAGAGTTATCATAATTTTCGATTCAATATAAACATGCTACCACGCCAAAGTGGAAAAACAACATGCGCAGCAGGATACTTGCTATGGTATGCGATGTTTAATCCAGACCAAACAATCCTAGTTGCTGCACACAAATATACTGGTGCGCAGGAAATCATGCAACGTATTCGCTACGCATACGAACTGTGTCCAAACCACATACGTGCAGGTGTTGTAAACTACAACAAAGGTACTATAGAATTTGAAAATGGTAGTAGAATCGTAAGCCAAACAACTACTGGAAACACTGGACGTGGTATGGCTATTTCACTATTGTATTGTGACGAATTTGCGTTCGTGCCACCCAACATTGCTGAAGAGTTTTGGACTTCCATATCACCCACACTTGCAACTGGTGGTAAGGCCATTATTACAAGCACACCAAACAGTGACGAAGATACATTCGCTACTATATGGAAAGATGCTGAGAAGAAATTTGACGAGTATGGCAATGAAAGCACCCTAGGGGTTAATGGCTTCCACTCATATCTAGCACACTGGAGCGACCACCCAGACAGAGACGATGCTTGGAAAGCTGTTGAATTGGGCCGTATTGGTGAAGAACGTTTTAGACGTGAATACGGTTGCGAATTCTTGGTGTTTGATGAAACATTGATAAGCAGTCTAGTATTGGCTGAAATGGAAGGCGAAAAAGTTCTAATGAATATGGGACAAACTCGTTGGTACAAGAAACCCAGTGCAGAATACAGTTACGTTATAGCTCTTGACCCAGCAATGGGAACTGGTGGAAATAATGCTGCAATACAAGTAATTGAATTGCCAACGTATGTGCAAGTTGCTGAATGGCAACACAACACTACTGCCATTCCTGGGCAAATTAGAGTATTGAAAGACATCTGTCAATTTATAGCAGATGCAACTAAGTCTGGTGGCAGCAATGTATATTGGAGCGTGGAAAATAATAACATAGGTGAAGCCGCACTTATAGTCATTAACGATTTTGGTGAAGAAAATATACCAGGATTGTTTATTAGTGAGCCTATTAGAAAAGGGCATGTTAGAAAATACCGCAAAGGTTTCAACACAACACACAGCACAAAGATAACATCATGTGCCAGACTAAAAACTATGATTGAAAACAATCATTTAAAAGTATTGAGCAAGCCGCTTATAAGTGAACTTAAGAACTTTGTTGCAACTGGCAGCAGTTTTAAAGCAAAACCTGGAACTGGCGACGACTTAGTAAGTGCAATGATACTTGCATTGCGTATGATAAACATTATGAAAGACTGGGATCCAAATGTATACAAAACATTTAATCAAATTGCAATTGAAGAAGACTACGAACCGCCAATGCCAATCTTTGTTACAAGCTACTTTTGATAAATAATATTATGGAAAACACTGAAGAAAGATTAAACAAAATATCAACTGAATTGTATGATGTAATAAGCACACAATTTCCAGATATCACTCTTGGAGACGAGCAGGCACTTATAGTGACTGAACCAAGTGATGCAAGATTTTTTGATTTTACATATACTACTAATGATATTGAACTTGGTAAGATAAGCGTTGCGTTGGACGAGAAAAGTATAACCGTCAGGTTTAAAAAAGATATTGCAACAGACAAACCAACCCACGTCAAAGAATCATGGTATAATTTTTTACGTAGAATTCGTAAAATTGCAAATGTAAATAGACTTTCATTCGATGTACGTGACATTGATAAAGACGGCCTCGACAAGCGTGATTATCAAGTGTTATCAAGTGAAAATTTTAAGGGAAATACGATGTCTGAAAGTAAATTTTACGGCACTAGCCATAGAAGCTATCTAAATATTGGTGAAGCTAGACTGGTTATAAAACACAACCAACCAGTTAATCAAGAAATATCCGGTAGCAGATCGCAGCATGTTGAAAGTATATACATTGAAAGTACTCAAGGCGAGCGTTTTAAATACCCAATTAAGCACCTAAGTGGTGCAAAAGCCATGGCGCGCCACGTAAGTGAAGGCGGCAATCAATATGACGATTTTGGAAAATACATTGTTGGACTAAGCGAAGAACTTGCTAGTTTGGGTAAGTTCAAGAGATACATGAATCGCGGCGGCGTTATGGCTGAGAGTTTGACAGACTACGTGGGCGTGGTAAATGAAAGAGTTTCTGAAATAAAAAAGACAGTTGAAAAACTGCAACGTGAGAATTTTTACAAAGAAACATTTGAATCATTTGAGCAAACTATACTAGAAGAAGTACCAAGTGATGTTGCTGAAAACTGGGTAGACCAGCTTACTATTAAGCAATTTAACGAAGAGCTAAAAGGTGTGTTCCCCTACATATACAGATTGGTAAGTGAAGCTACCAAAGCTAAAATGATAGGTCCAGAAGATTTGGTATCAGAGTATCAAACACTAGATGCTAACAAAGCCAAAAAGCATGTAAAAAATAAAGAATCATCAGATGACAAGACCATTGAAGCTGCTTTTGAAAGCATGATGGGACAGTTTGGTGAAGCAGTTGGCGACACCAAAACAGCTGGTTACATAACTGTTAGATTGGGTAAAAGATTGGCTGGGAAAAGCAAAACCCCATACCTAGTAGCATACGCTGGACACGTCACTGATCCAAAAGAACTAACATATGAAAAAGCAATAGCAAAGGCAAGTCCCATAACCAATGCTGGACAACTTCGCAAATTTATTTCACGTCTTCTAAATTCTGAAAAAGGTGAACCACATGCAGCAGGTAAGCCACCAGGTGCTATTTTGGCATTGCAACAAGGTGAAACTGGTAATGTTGGAATAATAAATTCATTCCCATTTGTATCTGAAATTGAAGATTGGATCAAATCAAGAAATGAACAAAATGTTAAGATAGAATTGTTTTCAAAAGACGATACTATCGACAACCGTATAACAGTAAAAAAACACAAACCTAAAGACGCAGGCGGCTACGATCCACAAGCAGTTGCACCAGCAGAAAAAACACCAACTACATATTTTAGCATTAAAAATCCTAGATTAATGGATCACCTTAGACAGACTGACATGAACTTTATGCGCCAGTATTATAGACCAAGCATAAAAGAATTTGTTATGGGTGAGAAAGAATTTAACCAGTTCCTAAAAACTGTTAAAAGCGGCGAGTACAGAAATGCATTTGGCGATGCTGGTATTGAAATAGATATAGAACGCAGCTTTATTGAAAGCACCAATTTGGAAGAAGGCTTAAGAGACAAACTAAAAATTCTAGCACTCATAGGCATGGCCGGATTGGGCGGCAACGCGGTACTTGATTCGATAAGTGCTAAAAACTCCCCATTAGGACAAGCATTAGCTGTAGCTGCACAACAAGGCGACTCACAGGCTGCTGAACATCTTAAAAATCTAGACTCGTACATTGACGGCAAAGACACTCGCACACTCAAGATGTTGAACTTCCAATACCTTGATGAACCCAATAGCATGAAGAAAGAAGATGCACATGGTCCAGATTGCGATTGTCAGACTGATGAATGTGGATGCGACGCAGGCGGCGATGACGATCAAATGCAAGAACCACAGTCTAAACCATCAATAGGCGATTTTATACTTTCATTCTACGATAGAGAATCAGGCCATTTCCCCAAAGGCGAAACCTCAGTACTAACTATGGTTGAAAAAGAATTTGGAGATAAGTACGTACCATTTGCAAATGAATTCATATCCAAAGTACATGGTATACGTGAAAAGTTTTCAGGCAACCAAGGCCAATACAACGAATCTGAATTAACAAGATTACGGAATTTGGCGGGAATTTAATTTCCGCCAAATAAATTACAAAATTTCATTGACAAGATAAATAAAAAGTGTAGTATAAGACATGTGCTACACATTAGGCACTAAATTAAAAAAACATAGGCACATTATAGGAGGCAAAAACTATGGCATCATTAGCAGAAATTCGCGCAAAACTTAAAGAACAAGAGACTCGTGGTCCTGGAGCAACCGGTGGCGGTGGCGATAACGGAATTTTCCCGTTCTGGAACATGAAAGAAGGACAATCAAGCACAATTAGATTCTTGCCTGACGGCGACTCCAAGAATACATTTTTCTGGATCGAACGTGCAATGATTAAACTTCCGTTCGCTGGAGTTAAAGGCGAAACTGATAGTCGTCCAGTACAAGTACAAGTTCCATGTATGGAAATGTATGGTAAGGATACGGCTTGTCCGATCCTTGCAGAAGTGCGTCAGTGGTTTAAAGACCCAAGTCTTGAAGACCTTGGACGTAAATACTGGAAAAAGAAAAGCTACATTGCACAAGGACTTGTTGTATCTTCAGACATGAAAGAAGACAACGCTCCGGAAAATCCAATCAGACGCTTCATCATTGGTCCGCAAATTTACCAATTGATTAAATCTGCTTTGCTTGATCCTGATTTGGAAGAATCCCCAACTGACTACACCAGCGGTTTGGACTTCCGTATGATCAAGACCAGCAAGGGTGGTTATGCTGATTACGGAACTAGCAACTGGGCAAGACGTGAACGCCCACTAACTGACAATGAAATGGCAGCAGTGAATCGTTTCGGATTGTTTAACTTGACTGACTTTATTCCCAAGAAGCCAGGCGATGTTGAACTGAAAGTTATCAAAGAAATGTTTGAAGCAAGCGTTGACGGAGAAGCATATGATGCTGAACGTTGGAGCCAATACTTCAAGCCAGCTGGTATTTCTTCAGCAACTGGTGATCCTGTTGCAAAGGCAGCATCTGCCGCTAAAGCAGCACCAGCACCAGCAGCAACGGATGATGACATTCCTTTTAATGCAGAGCCCGCTCCGGCTCCGACCAAACAGGAAGCACCTAAAGCAGCCAATGCTCCAGCAGCAAGTGGCGGTGCATCAGACATTCTTGCTATGATTCGTTCTAGATCAAAATCGTAATAATGTAGTAGTGTTGGGGGCGTCGTGTCCCCAACACAATCTTGATTAAAGGAAAAGTTATGGCTTCTAAAACATTCGACCCTAGTAAATTTCGTACAAGTTTAACTAAAAGCATTTCTGGAATGAGTGCAGGGTTTCATGACCCAACTGACTGGGTCAGTACAGGTAATTATGCACTTAACTATCTCATAAGCGGAGACTTTCACAAAGGTATTCCTCTTGGAAAAGTTAGTGTGTTTGCTGGTGAATCTGGTAGCGGTAAAAGCTACATTTGCAGCGGAAATATAGCAAAATCAGCACAACAACAGGGCATATATGTCGTGTTAGTTGACAGCGAAAATGCTCTTGACGAAAGCTGGCTACACGCATTGGACGTGGACACTGGCGAGGATAAGTTGATGAAACTCAACATGGCAATGATCGACGACGTTGCTAAAACTATCTCAACGTTTATGAAAGACTTCAAAGACATTGATGAGAAAGACCGCCCCAAGGTGCTGTTTATCATTGACAGCCTAGGTATGCTTATGACACCTACCGAAGTAAACCAGTTTGACGCTGGTGACATGAAGGGTGATATGGGACGTAAAGCCAAGGCATTGAAGGCACTTGTTACCAACTGTGTTAACATGTTTGGTAGTTACAACGTTGGATTGGTTGCAACGAACCACACCTACGCAAGCCAGGACATGTTCGACCCAGATGACAAGATTTCTGGTGGTTCAGGATTTGTTTATGCCAGCAGCATTGTTGTTGGTATGAAGAAACTCAAACTAAAAGAAGACGAGGATGGCAATAAAACCTCAACAGTTAACGGTATCCGTGCAAAATGCAAAGTTATGAAAACCCGTTATGCGAAACCTTTTGAAGACGTTGAAATTAAAATTCCATACACTACTGGTATGGATCCGTACAGTGGTCTAATTGACCTTTTCGAAAAGCAAGAGCTTCTTGTAAAATCTGGTAACAGACTAAAATACGTTAGCCCAGACAAAAAAGAATATCTAGAATATAGAAAAGCCTGGACTGGTGAATTGCTAGATATGATTATGAAAGATGTTGTGGAAAATCCGCAATTAGTCATAAATAGCATTGAAGCTGACGACGAAGCAGCAGATAACAAGGGAATCGAAACTGATGAAAGAAACACAGATAGTTGAAATCTGGTCTCTGTTTAAAGAGTATCTAGATAAAAAAACGTTAGAGATGGTGGCAGAGAAGTATGTAGACTTACTTGCTGACTATGGCATAGATGATTTTGTATTAAAAGAGGCTATCGGTGTTGACAGTGACCTAGATAATGCTATTGGGTATTATCTAGAGTTAGATGCTGTTGATAATTCAGAATGGGATGAGTAATGGGTTGGTACAGCGAAATATCTCGCGACATATCAAAAATACCAGATGCAATTCTTTACTTTGAAAATCAATTACTTGAAGCAAAGCCAGAAGTAAAACTGCGCGGCAACATAGAACGTGCCGCAGCAGAACTTCCAGGCATAGTTGAACATAGATTTAACCAACTTCAAGAAATAGAAGCTATACTAGAATACTTGAATATTGAACTGCGCAGATTGCGCAGTTCATATTTTAAAAAGTATCTAGAGAATTATCAACGTGCATTGAGTAGTCGAGATGTCGATCGCTACGTTGACGGTGAGTCTGATGTAGTTGATTATGAAAAGATAATAAACGAGTTTGCATTGCTTAGAAACAAGTGGTTGGGTGTTTTAAAGTCACTCGATCAAAAGCAATGGCAAATAACTAACATTGTAAAATTACGAGTCGCTGGCATCGAGGATGCTAGCATTTAAACCATAAGAAGTCCACATGCTGTTGCACTATACATTCGTAGCCTAAATCTACCATGTAATTGTAATAAGTGTGGTCTTCGTATTTTGAACCATTATCTTCAATACATATGTAACTTATATGCTGTTTGGACCAATCTATACAATTTAAAATTGCAAGCTCTGCACCTTCAACGTCTATCTGCAGATAATCTATCTTGTTTGGCAATTTTAAACTGTTCCAAGTTTTAGTAGGAACATTTATCGTTTTTGCTCTGTAAAGATTATCCATGTGCTGACGATCAAGAGTTTCTATAATGCCATTCCAAGCTGGATCGTTGTCATATACTGCAAATTCTTTGGTGGTGTCGTCTTTCCAAATAGCAACATTTTCGCATCTGCATTTTCTATTTTGGATCAATTGTGCATACGAACTTGGTGTAGGTTCAACGCAAACACCGTTCCAACCAAGATCTTCTAATATTATTGTACTGTTTTTCTTTTTGCCGTCAAATGCGCCAATCTCTACATAAAATCCTGGTTTTGCAGATTTCCAGATAGCGTCTAAAAAAATTCGTGTTAAGCGTGGGTGTTTCATAAGTGTATTTATTAAATTAAAACTTGAAAATAATATTGAATTGTGTTATAAGTATATTAAACCTGGAGGTTAAACAAAATGAAAATAGTATTAGTTACTGGTGGATTTGATCCACTGCACAGTGGGCATATTGCATACTTTGAAGCTGCAAAACAGCTGGGTGACGTGTTGTTTATTGGTGTGAACAGTGATGCATGGCTTACTCGTAAAAAAGGCAAACCGTTCATGCCGTTGCGAGAACGTGCAAAAATTATTGAAGGATTGGCCGTTGTTGATCGTGTATTTCCATTTGATCCAAATATGGATGCAGATGGCAGTTGCAACAAATTTATTGAAGCAATACTTGAATTATACACTGATGCAGAAATAATCTTTGCAAACGGTGGCGATCGTACAAAGACTAATATCCCAGAGATGGATGTAAAAAATGACAGACTGTCATTTGTATTTGGGGTAGGCGGCGAAGACAAAAAGAATAGCAGCAGTTGGATTCTTGAAGAATGGAAAAATCCGAAAACAGAACGTCTTTGGGGTTGGTATAGGGTTTTGGACGACAAGCCTGGATATAAAGTAAAAGAACTAGTAATTGAGCCTGGAAAAAGTTTAAGCGATCAACGACATTTCTTTAGATCAGAACACTGGTATGTTTTAAAGGGAACATGTGACTTGAAAACACAAGTGTCTGGTGGTGTAGCAACACACACTCAGTTGACCGAATTAACCAACGGCTATATAATTCCAGTAAATACTTGGCACCAAGCAAGCAATTCAACAAATGAACTTTGTCATATATTGGAAGTTCAGTATGGTGAACGGTGCGTTGAAGACGATATTGAAAGACGTGATGCACAATAAGATTTTTATGGGCTGGGACAGCCGAGAAGACATTGCCTATCAAGTAGCGAAATACAGCGCAGTACGTAGATCTCAGAATATCGAAGTGATACCATTGCAGCAAAAGGCATTGCGTGAATCTGGCATGTACACACGTGGGGTTGATGCACTTGCTGCTACTGAATTTACCTTTACTAGATTTTTAATACCTGAACTTGTTGGATACAACGGCTGGGCATTGTTTATGGATTGTGATATTATATTCCAGGAAAATCCAGACGAGCTTTTTAACTTAGTGGATGACAGGTATGCAGTCATGTGTGCCAAGCATGATTACACACCAGCGGAAGGTATTAAAATGGATGGCCAAGTGCAAACAGTGTATCCAAGAAAGAATTGGAGCAGTGTTATGCTAATCAATTGTGGTCATCCAAGTAACCGTGTGCTAACAAAAGAGTTAGTCAACGACCCGCAAACCACTGGAGCATACTTGCATAGATTCAGTTGGCTTAAAGATGAAGAAATAGGCCAATTGAGCCATGAATGGAACTGGCTAGTTGGTTGGTATTCCCAACCAAAGGACGGTGAGCCAAAAGCATTGCATTACACTGAGGGCGGCCCCTGGTTTGAAAATTACAGATTCTGTGATTATCACACGGAATGGAAAAATGAACTTTCAGATATGATGCAAGATCATGTTGTGTCTAAGTAAGAATCTATCAGATGAATATATAAACATGTTTGCAGCCGGTGCTGGGCTCATAGTACAAGACTATGGATCCAGCACCGGCTCTTCTGATATATTGATTCGTGGTATGACCAAGAGTCGTCTGATAAAAGAATGTTGGGCAACCAATTCAACATTCTTTTACATGGACAGTGGCTACTTTGGAAATTATATATCAGCGTTCAACCCAACTGGAAACAAACTATATCATAGAATAGTTAAAAACAACTTGCAACACGTTCACGTGCGCGATGTTCCGTCTGACAGGTGGGATAGATTTGGATATACTATATCTGATAGAAACCCTGGAAAGCATATATTACTCGTAACACCCAGTGAGAAACCATGTAAGTTTTATGGTATAACCTTGGATGACTGGATTACAAATACGTTATGTGAAATTCAAAAATACACTGATAGACCTGTGATTATACGCAACAAGGCTCCGCGCAAGGAGAGAGTTGCACACAGCATTTACGAAGATCTTGCAAACGCACACGCTGTTGTAACCTACAACAGCGTCGCAGCAGTAGAGAGCGTTATAGAGGGCGTCCCAGTGTTTACGCTTGCTCCTACAGCAGCAGACCCAGTGTGCGATAAGGACTTATCGTTGCTTGAAAACCCAACAAAATTTGATAAGGAACTCATATACAAATGGGCATGTCACCTCGCTTATGGACAATTCCATATAGATGAGTTCAAAGATGGCTCGGCGTATAAATTATTATATGAATACAGTTAGAGTTTATCATGCAGGAATTCCTGTAAAAAATAAAAACAAAGAAAAGACACTTGTGTTGTCGAACTTTCACAAAGGCGTACCAGATAACATTAGTACTGAAGTTTTCACCCCCACGTGGGAAGAGAGCCGGTTGGCAGTAATACAGGGTTGGGTTCATGAAAACAGCCAATCTTCACCACATCTCAATTTTAGAAGAAATGTTATAGACAATCAGAAACGAACCGGAAACCATACTCTTACAATAGACAGCAATCTGTTTTTGTATGCTGATCCTGGCAATACTAAGTCATATCTTAGATTTAGTTTGAACGGAGTGTTTCCAACAACTGGTAATTATTTTACCGGCAAAGTTGACCCTGGTCGCTGGAATAAGATAAAAACAGATTTGAATATAGATACCCAACCCTGGCGCACCGACGGTGACCACATACTGATTTGTTTGCAACGAAATGGCGGTTGGAGCATGGGTAAAGTGGATGTAATGACTTGGTGCAATGCAACTATAGACAAAATTAAAACATACACTGATAAAAAAATAATAGTTCGCGCTCATCCTGGAGACAAGATGGCAATGAATTATTTAAAAATAAACCAACCCAACGTGTCTATAAGCACTAATTCCTCCATAATAGATGATTTGCACAACGCATGGGCGACCGTCACATTTAACAGCAGTCCTGGTGTGGTTAGTGCATTGCAAGGGGTACCAGTATTTGTCACCGATCCATCTGCAAAAAGAAGTCAAGCATACGATGTAGCAAATACTGACTTGGCAAAAATAACAGATCCAGAGATATTTGACAGGCAAGGATGGATTGAAAAAATCGCAATGTCGCATTTTAATTTTGAAGATCTGATAGATGGTACCGCGTGGAAAATAATAAGAGAATACATATGAGAAAAATTGCAGTAGTAACTACTTTTAACAAAGCTGGACTGGATTTATACGGACAGCGTATGATTGACAGTTTCGAAAAAAATTGGCCATCTGAAATAACGTTGGTTGTGTATGCGGAAAAATGTATACCCATAATAACGAAACCCAATGTATTTGCAATAAATGCTGACGAGGCCCTGCCAGAGCTAACTGCATTTAAGGCAAAATGGAACAATGTGCCCAAAGCGAATGGAGTGTGTCCTTGGCCAGAACGCAGACCTAGGGATCATCACAAAGGATT